TGGCTACGTCACGCTGTGATGTTAGAAGGGTGAGCTTACCTGCATTGGATTTTGCGGTTCCTGCTGCAAGATTCACTCCATCGGCTTGCATTTTACTTTCTTGTGTACATATGATATATAACGGTACAGTACCTGATCCACCGGTTGCATACATCGATTCGTCAACTACAGTAATTTGAGCGCCGACGCTGACTAAAGTCGCCATTTGAATTTTTCTCCTTCATAAAGGGAATTTATTATTAATACTTAGTCAAAATCCCAAAAAATGGCTTATAATTCAAAAAAAAGAATTTGACATTCCTTCTAGAATAAGTTATCATATGTTTAAGAAAAATGAATAGGATTGCATGATTTCAATTATCACATCAATCAGCCCAATATATGGGATCCGATAATGATGATAATTTTCTATGGTCGTAGAATGCCTCTATATCATGAGGTTAGATAAAGGATTTAATCGACCAATTAAATCCTGAACAGAGATCATGCAATCCTATTCATTTTTCATAAAGTAGTTTGGTTAGATAAAATGACAAAATTGAAAATGGAAATGGAAAAGCAGATGAGATCTTTCTGAAAGATCATGGTCATAAAGAAATGATTGGCCGTGCTGTAGATGGATCAAACTTTACTTTAGAGGATTAAAAATATGACCGAGTTCGAGAATCCAATAACCATTAAATGTTTAGATCATGGAACTATATCTCTCTTAGAGGTTATGGGATCAGATTCAACCATTGCTGATTCAGCCAGAGTCTCTTATGGCGAAGGGACCAAAGCAGTTAGCGATGATCGAGCCTTGATTCGTTATCTTATGAGAAATCATCATACTAGTCCTTTAGAGATGGGTGAATTGAGATTTAAGATTAGTGCTCCATTATTTGTTATGCGCCAATGGATTCGTACTCGTACCGCTAATGTGAATGAAGTTTCAGCCAGATATTCAATTCTTCCAGATATATTCTATGTTCCCGCGCATGAAAATATTGCACCACAATCTATCAATAATAAACAAGGTCGTTCTGGAACAATGACCAAAACTGAGGCTAATGCTGTTCAAAGTGTGATAAAAGCCGTTTCCGAAACTAATTTCGAATTATATCATTGTTTGCTCGGTGATTATGAAAATAAAAATAATGCTCCATATGATCTCTTTACAGAAGATATGTTAGGAAAAGATTTCGGTGGTATCGCTCGTGAATTAGCTAGAATGATTCTTCCATTAAATGCTTATACTACTTGGATTTGGAAATGTGATATCAATAATATCTTCAAGTTCTTAAATCAAAGACTTGATCTTCATGCACAATATGAAATTCGAGTCTATGCTGAAGCCATGATGAAATTAATCATTCCACATTTTCCAATAGCTTGTGAGGCATTCGAAGATTATATATATAAAGCTGAATCATTCAGTAAACAAGAAATGGATCTCGTTCGATCATTCTTTGATAATGAAGCTTTTGAAGAATCATTAGGTAAACTTGGATCAAATAGTTTGAGTAAACGCGAGCTAGAAGAATTCAACGCTAAAATAGGTGGTGACAAAAATGGCTAAATCATACAAAGGCTCTGGTAAAAATCTATCTTGTCGTGGTTTTGAATATAAAGTCAATGAAACCTACACAACAATTGATGAAATTAAAATCGGCGAGTCTGGATTTCATGCCTGTGATGATTATCCATTAGCAGTTTTTAATTTTTATCCACCATGTAACTCAAGATATGCAATTGTGGATCAATCTGGTGAGATGACAGAACCAGATAGTGAGCGATTCTATAGATGAGGATGGAAAACTGATAGAATGCAACAATTTTGAGGACTAATTCATGACAACTTTTCTTATTATTGATGCACATAATTGTTATTTTCGTGCCCGTCATGCT